CTTCCAGTCGAGCCTGCGGGCTGAACCGTGCGGGGATGGAGGCTGCAAACTGCGGGAACTCCTGCAAGACCCGACCGCGCCAATCGTCCCAGGATGCTTGATCGTTAATACCCCCTAGCTCGTTACGATACATACCCGCGCGGGCGGCCTGCGTCTGCGTGATCGCTTGTTGGGTCCGCGCTTGCTGGTACGCTCGCTGAGAGGCCGCCTGTTCGAACTGCGGAGCCAGCATCGGCGCCGCTCGACGAAGCGCGTTCATGCCCTCCGGCGTGTTTAGATCGACGCCAGAGGCCATCAGACCGCGAAGCGCGTTGCGCTCCTGCGCCGTTTCCTGCGCCTCGGCCATCCGCATCCGGTTCATCTGGATGTTCTGGGCCTGCCCGTAGATCTCCCCGATGTTGGGCATCTGGAAGGGGCGGACCTGCGCGGCGATGGAGTAGTCAACCATGGTTAGAAGACCCCTTCCATGATGCCGGCTTGGCCGCCCATTTTGGGTTTGGACGGGTTCATGTAGCTGTACATCAGGTAGTTCGGCACCGCCTGCGACAGCGCGCCCGTAAGGGCGTTCGTGGCGCCGACGTAGCCCGAGGCGCGGGCCTGACCAGCGCCCGCCAGCCCGGCGGCCTGGGCAGCGCCAGCGCCCATGTACGTCCCGGCCAGACCGCGGCCGACGTCGCCAGCGGCGTTCGTCAAAGCATTTGCGCTCGTCTGGCCGGCGCCCATGAGGCTCTGGAGCGGGTTGAGCTGGTTCGCGCGGTTGACCTGGTAGCGGTTGAAGGCGTTCTGGTACTCCTGCGAGGCCAGATCCTGCCCGAACCGCTGGACGCCTTTGAGGGTAGCGCCCGACAGCAGACCGCCACGGGCCGCCGCCGACCGCTCCAAGGCCTTCATGCCCTCGCTCATGCGGAAGCCGTAGCCGGGGTCGCCTTCGAAGTCGGCCATGCTGAAGTCGCGGGCGTAGCGGCCAAAGCCCGGCTCCGTAGGCGTCTCCGACAGCCCCAGCAGGGTCATCAGCCGGTTCTGCGCCGTAAGACCGCCCTGGCGGAACGGCTCTTGCAGCTCCACTTGGCGTTCGAACATCGCCCGCTGCTGTTCGCCAGCTCGCTCTGCGGCCTGGACCTGCGCGGCAGCGGCGTCGCGGGCGGCATTGGCCTGCGTGCGGGCGGCGCTGCGGGAGCCGAGGATACCTGCGCCCGCGCCGACAACGCTGGAGCCAACGATGGCGGTTACGGGGTCGGCCACAGCGGGAACTCCTTCCTGTAGTCCTCAAACTTCTCGCCGTAGAGCGACATCACAGTCGCGGCTTTGGCGAGCGCGGCATCCTTACCCTGGGTCAGCAGAACAACCAACAGAACGATATCATAGTAGGCGGCGCGCCACACGAAAGACCTTTCGTCGGCCTTGCCAGCCCGCTCCGCGTCGTCGGAGGCGACCCACTTCAGAATGGAGTTGGCCATGACCGGGAGCAGCGTCCCGCTGTTGGCCTGGAAGAAGGGGTTCGCCGGCATCTTGATGAGGCTGTTCCAGATGGCGTCGTGGAGCGTCTTGCGCTCCACGTTGTGCCCGTCAGCCACATCGTCGAAGACCTGCGTCACGGCCCACACGGACAGCAGCCAATCCGCCGCGTCAGGGGGCAGCCCCAACACTTCGTCGAACAGGACCAGCAGCGACTGTTCGCTGGACGTCACTGCGTTACCTCGCGCCCACTGGCGCGGATGTTAAGCGCAGAGGCCGTGCCGGCGATAGTGGAAATGAAGGCGCCGGGCGACAGCACCTGGCCCACGATCTCGGGGAAGGTGTACGTCTCGCCAGCCTGGAGCGTCTTGGTGCGGACGATCTGGTTGTCGTTGCCGGGCGAGCCGGCCGCCGTGACGAGGTTAATGCTGATCGTCGCCGCGGTGGCCGTGTAGTTGGTCGCCGTGAACTTGTCGATGATCGTCGTCACGCCGTTCGCCGTGTACTGCGTCGTCTGCGTGTTCTCGGCGGTCTTGGCCGGGATAAGGACGACAACATTGACTGCCATGGGTCAGTCCTCACTCCCACATGATGTTGATGGAGCCGGCGTCGAATGCGTCGGTGCCGTTGACGGTGGTGATGCGAACGCGGTCGAGGGTGCCGGATAGCGTGATAGAACCGCCACTAGTCCACCACCGGCCGCCGGATGTTTCCCCGCCAACACCACTAGCGGCCCAAATATTACTGCCAACACTAAGAAGCACCAAAGATCCACCGCGTGTGTACGCGGCGTTGCCGTCGGCTACGATGGGAAAACCAGTTGTCGGTTGCAAGACAGTAGGCGCGGCGCCGGCCGAAGAACTGCCGCCGGCCGCGGCGTAGCCACTGGTGGTAACAGAACCGGCGCCAATTTGCACTTGAACTACCGATGTTCCATTCGTGCTGACGCCGTTGAACATGACCGTCACCCGCCGCGCCCACGATGGGATGCCGGTGAAGTCGATGGCCGTGCCGCTGGTGGACGCCTGCGCGGTACCCAGCACCAGCGGGTAGACGCTGCCCGTCACGCCATTCGCCTGGAGCGTGCCGGTCACAACGGCGTTGCCGCTGATCGTCGCCGCGCCGCTGATCGTCGTGTTGCCGCTCGCGTCCAGCACGATGTTGTTGCTGGCGCTGCTGCCGTGCTTGAGGTTCGTGGCCTGTAACGTTGACACCTGCGTTACTCCCACATGATGTTGATGGTGCCGGCGTCGAACAGGTCTGTCCCGCCGACGGTCGTAATGCGAACGCGGTCGAGAACACCAGCCAAAGTTTTTCCTCCGGCGCATTGCGCACCAAGGCCGTAAAAAGTGGTTTCGTGGATGTTGCCTTGGCCGGTCCAAACATTGCCGCCGAGCGTAGAAAACACATAGGAACCAAACCTTACGGCAGTTGCGGCGCTATTGCCGGCGGCGCCAACAGGGAAGCCTGTGGTTACGTTGCCTGTAAACAAAGTGGCGCTCGCTTGAATAACAGCCCCCGCGTTGTAACCTGTAGTCTCTATTCCACTAACCGTACCAAGCTGTATCTGAACAATATTAGTTCCGTTCGTGCTAACGCCACTAAGCATGACCGTGACCCGACGCACCCACGACGGGATGCCGGTAAAGTCGATGCTGGTGCCGCTGGTGGACGCCTGAGCCGTCCCAAGCGTCAGGACGCTTGCGTTCATTACCGGCGTGCCGCCGATGGTGGGGCTGGTCAGCGTCTTGTTGGTGAGCGTCTGGACGGCGGTGTCCACCACGGCGTTGCCGGTGGTAGCCGGAAAGGTCGCAGTGACGTCCGTCGCAATGCTGCCCGACGACAGCGTGACGCTGCCGCCGCCGGAGGAGTTGATCTTCACGGGCATCTTACGTCACCGTCCACGTTGATCCTGTGGGAACCGTTACCGTAGCCCCGGAGGCCACCGTGATGGGGCCGAACGTACCAGCATTCTGACCGACCGGGATAGAGTAACTGGTGTTCACCGTCTGGCCGTTCAGATAAAACATCTGGTCCGTGCCGCCGCCGGTCGCGCCGCCGCCGATGCTGCCCCAGGCCGTGCCGTTGAAGCCCTCAAAGCTGCCCTGCGAGCTGTTGAACCGCAGGTAGCCCGTGGCGCCAGTCGGGCGCTGTGCGGTCGTGCCGACCGGCACCCGCACCGCATCCGTCGAGTTGATGTCGAGCTTGACCGCAGGCGTCGTCGTGCCGATGCCAACGCGGAGGCTGATGTAGGCGTTGCCGTTGACGGTCAGGTCGCCATCGACGACGGGCGAGAAGGTGGTGGCCGCGCCGTAGACGTTATCGTAGGTGCCAACCGTGATGCCGGTCGAGGTCTTCAGCACGAACTTGTAGAGCAGCGCGCTGTCCAGCCAGATCTCGTTCACCCGGCCAGCCGCGTCCAGCACGATGGGGTTCGTGTGCGGCACCAGACCCGTCGAGGAGGTGTAGGTCACCCGCGGCGTCGTGGTGCCGGCAGCGTAGGTGTAGATCAGCCCGCCGGACAGCGGGTCGCCATTGCTGTCGAAGAACTGCGCCCCCGCCCCGGCAAAAAGAGAGATGACAACGGCCATGGTCTACCTCGGCACAAGGGTTATCGTGGGTGCAACAGTATAAGTTACACGCAGATAGTCGTATGGCGACAGCCAAAATACCCCTGCGGTCGAGCCAACACCATAGAAAGTTACGTTGTCTCGGGAGAAGGCGATGGCCGACACGGTGCCGCCCGACACGATGATGTCCACCGGGTTGCCCGTCGTGTTCTGGATCGTGAAAGGCGAGGCGCCGACAACGACGTTCCGTGGCTGGATGTTCCAGCCGGGCACTACGTCAATGCGAGGCGGCGCGGAGGCCAAGCCCTCGATGGTTTCACGCAGCACGGCGTCGGTATCAACGCTGTACCCACCAGACGGGCTCAGGGCCGCGTCTTGGAGGGCGTCGAGGAAGACCAACGGGTCGGTCGAGGGCGGCCCGATCTGCAAGTCCTGGAGCGACTCGGTGTTGGAGCCGCTGCCCGTCAGGACGAACAGGTTGAAGAAGAAGCGATACCACTCACGGCTCATCAGCCCCGTGTTAGCGTCGAGGACAGGGACGCGCGGCGCCGGGAGGTTGGTGACGTTGAGAACACTAGCCATTGGTCGGGCTGATCGCCAGCTCGGCGCCCATAATGGCGATCTTCACCGGGTCCGTACCGGACACCTCGTACACGCGGTCGCGGATCTCCAGCGTCATACCAAGGCGGCGCCAGATGGCGCGGTAGCCAAACTGGCCAATCGCACCCATCGACTTCCAATGCTCGTTCGACCAAGTGTGGCCGCCATCGTCCGACCAGCGCAGCATGGCCTGCGGCAGTCGGGTGACCAGCGGGCTGTCCGTGACGGCGATATCGTCGCCGCCCTCCGTGATCAGCAGAGCGCCGCTCTCGGCCGCGAGAAGGCCGACCTGCACGGCGGTTTCAAAAACCTGAGTGTCCGGCGGCGGCTCGTTAAGGCCCACGCCCGTCTCGCAGTCGAGTTGCAGCGCGCGGTGGGTCGTGCGGCGCAGCGTGTTGGTGCCAGTCGGCAGGGCGCGCCAAGAGCGCAGCCACCGCTGGATCCCGCCGTCATCGGCGTAGACGTCGAGGTCGAAGGCGTAGAGCTTGCCGTTCTGGTAGTCACCGACGACGACTTCGCTGTTGAAGGCCATCTGGCAGTTGCTGCGGTGGCGGGTGAACTCGCCGTTGTCCCAGCCAGCGCGCTCATGCCACGCCCCTGTGGCGATGTCGTAGACCCAGGTGGTGTCGGCCTGCGGGAAGATCAGCACATAGAACGAGTGGCCGTCCTGCTGGTAGGTGTAGGCAATCGCGTCCGACAGGTTGCCGTACTGCTGGATCTGCCACTCGACAGCGTGGGTCGAGATGCGGACAGCTTGGTAGCCGTTGGTGCGGTAGACGATGCCTCGACCGCGAGCGTCGGCGCCTAGCCAGAAGACACTGTTGTCCATCTTGGCGACGGAGAAGGCGGCGGCGCAGCCCACCTCGTTGAAGGCGCCCTGGATGCGCTGGAGCGGGAAGTCGGCCGTGCCAGCGTTGTACCAGACCTCGGTCGAGTTGGTGCCGAACAGCCAGACTTCGCGGTTGCTGACAATCAGCGAGACGAGGCCGTCAGGCGAGCCTTCGGCGCTGGCGAAGTCGAGCGGATCGACCTGCGTGCCTTCCAGCAGGCTCGTCACCCAGACCTTCTGGCTGTTCGGTTCGTTGAACACGAAGTAGCCGTCGAGGTAGCCAACGGCCACCGCGCCAGGGAAGTCGATGTCGGTGATCTGCTGAAAGACGTTCGTGAACGTGTTGTAGATGTAGCTGGGGCCGTTGGCCGCGATGAAGATCTGCGTGCCGTTGTCGGACATCGACACCGGGCCGGTGTTGGCGATGGTGCCCAGAGACGTGACGTTCCAGCTTGTATCTACGCGAAAGAGCGTGCTGCCCGACACGACGTAGGCGAAGTTCTTGAGCGTCCAGAGCCCGCGGATCGGGCCGGTGCCAACGGTAACCAGCCGCCGCAAACCAGGCGCACGCTGAAGAAACGCCGGCTCCTTGCCTGCTTCGGGCACGATCTCGGGGAACAGGTTCACCATGCGGCTGTCCGCAGCGTTGACGCTGCGAGCCACATAGGAAGATCCGAGGATCGGCGTCTTCATGCTTGACCCCTAATACGTCCGCAGTTAAAGTGCATTGACGTTAAAGGAGACGGGTCGTGGAAGAATGGCGTCCGGTTCTTGGGTACGAGGCGACCTACGAAGTCAGCAATCATGGGCGTGTGCGCCGAACCGCAAGAGGAAAACTGTTTACGGCGGATCAAGTTCGGCAAGCCAAGCAGATGCTTGCGGATGGTGCAAAGCTGCGGGAGGTAGCGGCCTTTCTCAACACCAGCATAACCACTGCGGCGGCCATTAAAAACGGCAAAACGTGGAAAGGCGACGAGAATTTTCGGTTCGTCAACGCGCGCCCCGACAGGCAGCAGTACCTCATTGCGGACCTGTGCGTTGATGGCGTGTACGCCAAAAAGCGCGTCCATCGTCTTGTATGGGAGGCGTTTAACGGCCCTATCCCCGGCAGACTTGAGGTAAACCATAAGAACCTTAAGCGCGACGACAACCGGCTGGAAAATCTGGAGCTGTTGACGCATCGCGAAAACGTTAACCACGCGCACGCACTGTACGCGGAAAAGCGTAAACACCTGCCGAAAGGCCAGAGATCTGGCCCGCGCAGTGAATACGCTAAAATTAAACATACCTAGTAGTTCCCTGCAAAGATATTAAACCTCTGTCGAGTGCCCACGATGCTGTAGGGCAGCGCCATCACGTCGTCGGGGTTGTTGATCCGCTTGAGGTTGCGCTTCGACGTCATGGCGATGCGCGACACCTGCATCGACGGCTCAACGCCGAACTCCGGCGCCATCTCGCAGGCCAGATTGTAGCGGAAGGCGCGCAGATAGCCCGGCGGGAAGGTCAGGTCGGTGGCCAGATTGGCCGGCTGCGACAGCGGGCGAACAGAGACGATGTGGAACTCCAGCACCTTCGTCGGCACCGGGTAAACGTACATCTCGATGTTCGGGTACGTCATGTTGACCCACAGCACCTGGGGATAGGTGCTGGTGACGGTCTTCACGGCGATGCCGTTGTACTGCTGCTGATTGATCAGCTTGAGGCCGTAGGAGATGCCGGAAGCCGGATCGCGGAAGTAGGTGCTGTCTTCCACTAGGATCGGGCGCTCGCCCACGATGTCGCCAGTCGGCCCGAAGGTCCGGGAGATCGCGCCGGGCGGCCACGTCTCCACTTGGTCGATGGTCGAGAACACGGCGAGGCGCTCGGTGTTCCAACTGTCGATCATCTGGTTCATGGCGTTGAGAGCGTCCTGGGACGTCTCAGCGGACGGCGTTTCGCCCTCGGCCAGCACGCCCAGCAGACGGAGCGATCCGTTGATGATGTCGCCAGCCGTGGCCATGTCAGTCGTCCTTGTTGGCGCGCGGGCGGCCTCGTCGGCGCGGGGCCTCGGAGGTCATTGTATCATCCTCAGCGGCGCGTGCCAGCATATTGACGGGGGGTGCGTCAGGGCTCGCCATCCGCGTCCAGCCGTTCTCCTCATCGTGCTGGGCCTCAAGGTCCATGAAGGCGACCTTAACGCCGTGCTGAGGGTGTTCAAGGTAGATGACGGGCATGTGAGCCTCAAAAGGTCGGCCCCCTGCCGAAGCAGGGGGCCGGGTACATTACACGACGCGGTAGAGCACCCAGGCGCCTTCGCCGCTCTTGCGAGCGACGAACTGCGCGCCGGACGTCACCGGGACGGTCATCGTCAGCGAGCCCGTGATCGTCCAGCCGGTGTTGCCGGCGATGATCGCGGTGCCAGAGGACGTGCCGAGGTTCACCAGACGGAAGGTGAAGGACGTCCCCACCTTTTCCGAGTTCGACAGGTCCGCTTCCAGCGCCGCCACGGTGGGCAGCGTGTAGGTCACGGACGCGCCGCTGACACCCGAGTTCGCCAGGATCAGCCCGTTCAGCACCTGTGCCGAGGTGAGCGTCGCCGCCGACGCGACGGAGACGGGCTCGGGGATCGCGTCGATGAGGGGCTCGTTGAGGTTGCCGTCACCGACCTGGTAACCGCCGCCGCCATTCGGAAGTGCCATGTTCGTGTTCTCCTTTCCTGCGTCTTAGCCCCACATCCGCACGGCCATGGGCGGGCGGATGGTGTTGTAGCCGTAGAGGACGTCGATACGGCAGGGCAGGCGGTCGTTGTTGATATCGTACTGGCGCACGACGCGCAGCGAGATGCCGTTGTGGACCTGGCGAGACGCCATATCCACGCCCTGCGGCAGCAGCAGGTCGGCGGTCGCGAAGGCAATCGCGTCCTTATGGTAGACCAGGTTCTGCGGGTAGGACGTAGAAGCCGCGCCGAGGAACGTGACCACCGCACCAGCCTGCGGGAAGCTATCGACGGTCGCCAGCGCGTTGGACGAGGTGAAGATCGCCGGAGCAATCTTGACCGCGGTGTACGCGCCGCCGGACGCCGCAATGGCTTCCGTCACCACGAACTGCTGGAGCGAACCCGTAGACTCGCGGGTCTGCGGGTTGACCGCAAACACGCCCGCCACCGTAAACACGTCGCCAGCGGCAAGCGTCTGCGAGCCGGTGCCGGTGATGTTCAGCGTGGACTGGCCCTGCGTGGACACGGTGGTCGTCACCGTATGCGCGCCGGTGCGGGTGCCGGTCAG